TGAAGTTCCTTTGTAGGTTGGTTCATGGACTGCACTACTAAACATCTTTGCCATTAGATTTCAACTCCCTGTTTGATTTTATTAATGAGGTAACTGCGAACTAATCCAGAACGCACAATGTCACCGACTGTAAATTCAATCGTAGAGAATTCTTCCATTGCTTCAAGGATACCCATAAATGCACCCAACCCTTCTTTCTCACCATTCTTCTGCAAATCGGTTTGAAAGTAATCACCAGAGAAGATGATTTTACTATCCTGTCCTACACGAGTCATGATAGTATCCAATTCGTGGAAGTTTAGATTCTGACATTCATCGACTATGATGATTGCATTGTCTAATGTGATACCTCTTAGGAAAGAGGTGGTGAGGAACATAATACTGCCCTGTACTTTCAGTCTGTCATACAACATACTAAATGCACTATCGGATGCCTGTTCAAACATGAACTGTACCATGTTCTGGTACGGTACTTGGAACAGTGCAGTCTTATCTTCTTCATCGCCTGGCAAGAATCCAATTTCTCTGGTTGGAACTGCACTCCTTACAAGGTACACACATTCGTATGGGGTTGATGGGTCAAGAACTTGTTCTAACGCAAGGTACAGTGATACAAACGTCTTACCTGTACCAGCAGCACCATGCAGAAATAAATTCTGTCCTTTTCCGTATTCATCGAATACAAGTTTTTGATTGTCGGTAATTGGTTTGACCTTTACCAGACTATCACCTGTCACATCTTTTTTCTTTGCCATATTCTTACTCACTATAATTTAAAGATGGAAGGATGGGGTAACCATCCTTCCTGTGCAATGGTGGATTGACCACACAGCTTCCAATCTCGTTGCGAGGGTGCTGTGGTTTCTCACCAGCACAAGACTATTTATATCACTTTGTGTTTCTTCAAAACTTCTCTAGTCTTAATTTCCTTGGTTGTCTTTTTACCGTACCTATCTGCAAGTGCAGATGATGGATGTGCTTCTGCAATCCGTGACAGATTTTCTTTCCATCCAGAATCGTTCTTAATCCTATCGCCTGTTCCACCAGAAATACCAAACATAGATGGTGTCTGTTGGATATGTGGATTGTCCTTTAGATATTCCTCACGACCAGAAATGGTGAAGAACTCTTCAAATTCCTCACCTGTCTCTGTATTCTTAAAATTATAATACGGCATCTTTTAGTTTTTCCTGTAGTTCTACTATTTTCATTTGCAAAGTGTGAACCTGTTCTTGCATCATTGCGATTTCTTTTTTGTACATATCTTCCCTTGTCATAAAGGGTCTATTGCTCTCAGTCCATCCACGCAAATTATTACCTACAGTAACATCATCAACAGGGTCTTCCATTGTCCTCTCCTGTCTCATTTTCCAGAGCATCCAATCATAGTACCGCTCTGGTTCTGGGTCATGCTGCATCTTGTAAGTCATACCAATAAGGTGCTCCTCTTTTTGTCCACTTCGCTAAATGTTGTTTATACTTTATATAGTAGTCGTGATATGCCTGTATTGAACTATTTGGATTCTTCACATCATCAAACATCGCCTGATATGGTTCACAAAATCCTAGTTCATACATACTCTTTGGTGGTGTTGCAAGAACCGTTTCCAGTTTACGAAAACTTTCGTGTGGTACGTTCTTGTTGTACCGATACATAAACTCTGTGTTCAGTTCTGTCCACATCTCATACAACCACATATAATTTTGTTTTGAGTGTCGTACCCAAATACCACTTGGGTGTTTAACATGAGATGCTTTGTATAGAACACTCTCCATCTCTGGGTCTGGATGTAACCATCGTTTAATCTTGCGACCATTTGCAGTCTTACCGTAGTACTCTGTACCGTCAAGATAACGGTGTGCAGTAGACATCAACTGTGCATACTCAATAATCATCTTACTGCAATGACTGTCGTTGTGCATCTGAGCACAAGTCTTGGGGTCATTGTTCAAATAAAATATATTCATCCTATAGTCTCCAACCAATATTTCTTATACAATGTTGAACCTAGTTCAACTGTTTGCATACAACCAGATAACATTATACTAAGAAATATCAGAATTGTCAAGGATTTCATTCTTGAACTTCCCAGCGATAAAAGATGTGGTCTTCAATCTCTATCGTCTTTGTCTTAGTCTTTGCCCATGCTGGTTCAACATAGTCTGCGTGATAATGCGTTGCACCTTCTGTGATATCTGCAATGGTGTAACTACCATCCACAACACCAGTGGTCAACTGCCATATTCGGTCAAATGTTTGTAAGTCATATATACGGTCTGACTTACCATCACAATACCAACTGAACTGACAACGATGCCGAACTGGAATCATAACCGTATTGTCTTTCCAACTAGGACGATGTGGGCCCTCAAAGACTACACCACAAATGGTGTTGGGGAATCGTTTATCATTCATACGATTAACCGTGACAGATATAACTGCCATCTGACCAGCGAGTGGTTGGTTTCGTGCTTCAAAATATACATTCTGTGCAAGACAGTATGATTCATCAATGATAAATTGTTTATGTGTCGGAACGGTATCTGCACTTGCAGTTGGTGTTAACGACATCATTGTTCCTAGAACAAGTTCTTTAAGCATTCAACGCCTCCAAGTATTCGTTATTGTTTGTTTCAAATATGATGAATGGGAAATACTTATTCATCGTCTGGATTAGATTGATGTAATCACCAGACTGCATTTCCTCAGTCACTTTGTCACCAAGACCCATTTGTTTTGATAACAACTGTGCAGTACCCAAGAGAAAAAAGGCGTTACCCTTTTCCCCATCAAGGTCTATCACATATTCTCCGTTAGGTTTTCTAACTGCCATTATACACTCCTCTGTTCAAAAAGATATTCAACTAGATTTTCTACCATTTCATCAATGACAGTGTTTCCAGAAATACCAGATTTGTCTATCGCATTTTGAAAATCACTGATAGACATTGATTCCACTTCATCAAGAATTGTTTCCTTGATATTATCATTCACTGGATGACTCATACTAATTCTCCCTCAAGATTTTTGAAATGTAATTGGATTTTATTAAACATCGCTCTTCCAACGTGTGGTGTCCTAAGAATGCATCTTTGAATTGGTAGGTCTTGCACATTTTCTTTAGTAAGTTTGATACCCCAATAAGTTTCAATGGAAGGTATCACCTTTCGCACCACTAATTCCTGTCTCATACTGGTTCTCCCTCAAGTGTTTCAAATCCAAATCCAGCGACTACATACTTTTCAGTACCAACCAAAATCTGGTCACCAACTGAAGTAGACCGCAATCCCATACCATCGACAATCTCACCCATGACAGTCACATCATCGTTACCATCCATCGGCATCTTCAGTGACCAACTGTCCATGATGTTCTGTGTCCACCGATACGCATACTCAAGTTTCTCAATGAGTGTCATATCTTCTTTGGTTTGTACTAAAGCGACTGTGGATGGTTTGTCCTCAAACGCTGTGTGAATGACTGCAACAGTCTGATTTGTTTCTTTCGGCATCATTATATAATCTCCTCTTTCCATACCAAGTTTGCAAATTTGTCTTGTAGACGATACGCTTCCTTCTCCCAAGGTAAGTCGTAATACTTTGTGTTAGGATTGACCTTTCGACCTCTCCAAACAGCACAACCGTTCTCAACCAAATCATCAGTCATCTCGTTTCTTGCATACTGCTTGACATGAATCATCTCATGACAAATAGTAGTGACCAGTTCTTTGATTGATAGGTTCTTAGAAACATCAATGGTGAACTCACGGTTTGTATCATTCATCTGACACCAACCAATCGCATCACCTGTAAGTTTCTGTAGATTGATTTCGATATCCAGAGTTCTCATTCTGGGCATCAACTGACCAATCATAAAGTGGGCAACCTTTTCACAGATTTCTCTCTGGACTTTGTTTCCACCTTTTGCAGTAACGTAATTCATAAAAAACCTCTTTCTCATCATTACTAGTATAGTATACGATGTTTTAATAACATTGTCAAGGGGTAAATTTTTTCCTTATAAATCAAGGAGTTACGTCAATAAAAAAGGGGGGATTTTCATCCCCCCAAAGACTTTAGCGAATCACCTGTCGAATCAGAACACTTCAAGTGAGAGAGAGAGGAGTTGTGTTCTGTTTCCTCATTACAACTTCATTACCAAGTCTTTAATCATAGTACCCTATAAGCACCGAATTGTCAAGGAGTTTTACTTATTTGGATTATAGAATTCGTCATTCCAACCAAACGCCTCTTTGACAACTGCCGCTGAAAGTCCTTTGTAGACTTGATGTAGTTTTTTATCTTTTGCGGCAACCACCACTTCTGCCTCACCTTGAGACAGACCTTCCAACATCTGAACGAACATCTGTTCTTTCTTCCATTGGGGTGTTTTGTTGTCTGCACCTTTGATGAATCTCCACATCTTCTTTGACTCTTGGAAGAGTAAAGTGTGTTCAGTTCCATCTGGGGCTTCGTTCTTATTGTAGGGAACTTCACCTTCTGGTACAATCCATTCAATATTAGGGTCAAACGAACCCTTAATAATCATTCTTAATGCATCACTATTATTCTCTCTAAGAATTTCAACCTTCTTTTCTTTAGTCTTTGCATTATGAACTTTCTTCAGCACCTCATGAATAAGAGGTGTATATGTATTCACTGCCATTTTAAAAGTCTCCAATATTTTCCATATGGTTTTTTAGTCGATGTTTAATGAAGTAGTTTAATAGACCACTTCTATCATTTACCGTACTATTTAGATAGGTATCCACACACGCATCATGTATCTCTGTGGGTGCGTATTCCAAATCAATTAGTGTCCTGTTGCGTTGATAATTTCTCAACATCTCTTCGTTACAGAAATCCTCTGGTTCTAAATCAATCCATGTTGCCAGTTTTTTCTTTGAGATAGGACGCTGACGCATCTCATCTACAAAGGTATTGTCTGGTGATAGGAAGTTAGGCACACCGTCACTGCGGTCACCCTTCAGAACGTGTTCTTTGATATAAACGTCTGGGTCTATACCATTAACGAACTTCTTCAGTACTGGACTGTACTGCGTAACGAAATTGTGTTTTTGTAACTGAATGAAATCTTTATCACCAGATACAATTAATACCTTCTCGTAGTGAGAGGGTGATTCTGCAACATACCGTACCACTGAAGCAATGATATCATCCGCTTCTGCGTTCTCTACTTCTAGTACCTTGTATGGAAAATTGTCTTGTAATTCTGTTTTGATTAGATGTAAGGTATCGAATATCGAACCCCAATCTAATGTCGATGCCTTACGGTCTTTACGTCTACCGTGTTTGTAGTTGGGAAAGTATTCTCTTCTCCAATTACCTTTGTTATCATAACATAATACCAGTTCTCCGAATTCCTCATTGAACCGACTTCGATAACCCCTTAATGAATTAAGAACCATATGTCGAACCATGTCTGGGTCAACTTCAGCATTACGTCCAATCTGTATCATCAGATTAGAAAGCGTCACTTGGTTCATGTCAACTAAAATCATATTTCACCTATGCCTTTTCTGGGTCATCATCTTCTGTGAAGTCCTCAGATAATTCTCTTATTAAGTCCATGTCCATATCCACATGATGCTTCTTTGCATCTTCATCGTAAGTTACATTCGCAATTATTTCAATCAGATTTTGAAAGGGATGGGTAAATCCCCTGTCTCTGTAGATTGTTGCTTTAATCGCTTCAGACAAAAATGCAATGTCTTGTATAAAACCAGCATCAGTAATCTCAATATCATTTTCATCCATATTATGAATCATAGACACCATTATACCATCCGTCAATTCATCTGCAAACTGCAACTCCTTATTCAGTCGCATTGCATCAAAGTTCGTTACTTTCGGTGCTGAAACCCCAATGTATTTCTTGGGGAACTGCACCACATTAGTCTGTCCGTCATCCGTCATCATCCACCTTCCGACCAGCAGGCACAACTGTTACCCACTTTACACGCTTCTCTTGGTATTCACCATAGAAGTCATCACACCAATCACCATTCCGCAAATACGTTTCGCAATGTCGAATATACGCTTTGCAAGATGCTTCTTCTGCAATGGCACCCTTTACCTTGTTTCGTATTGCAGCACGCAATGAAGACAGTTGGTCTTTCTGCGTCTTGATATACTTTGTGACCATCACTCTTGAGAATGGATGTTCATCTGGTAACTGTAAAACAGATGGGTGTATATTAGAATACTTAGGTGGGTTTTCACGCAACCTTTTTTCCCTTGCAAGACGCA